CCGTAATTGCAACAGCCAGACTCAACATGCTCTAGGTAGGCTCGCCGGGCTGATTCGTACCCCTCCATATCTCACCCCTCAGATCCAGACCCGTACTCATATTCCAGTTCCATTTCGTCCAAAAGGGCCATTTCCCGGCGAAAGAGTAATCCGCGAGCTTCAAAATGTGCCATCGCTTCATCGCGCGTCATTGAATCCCTGTACTGCGTGGCGAGGTATTGCACGGCGTGATGCATGACATCTAAGGCTGCAAAACCTTCTTGGTAAGTCCGCACAATGTACGAATCGTTCACAAACTTTCCCCCTCTAATCCACTAAGGTTCATTTCAGCTTCGTAACCAGTAGTGCATTCGGATACGCCAACCGACATCTGTACCCCATCCGCAATGGGCACAGTGCGTAACAAGGCCCCATTGAACCTTCTTTGTTGAGTGCTTTCCAAAAAAGCATTTTATGGATTGAAGCCAATTCATTGTCCTACCTATAGTTTCATTTCAGCTTCGATGATTCTTTTCCCGATCCACTCCGCGATTTGCGGGACGATACTGTTTCCGAGTCCTTTAAGTCTGTCCACCCGAGCGGGTATCCCATGAGCCACTCGACCCACGTCGGGTTCAGTTGCCCACCAATCGCCGTTCTCAAGTTCTCCCCTCCATCTCTCCCCGAAGATCCTGGGCCGCCCGTTCCGTCGCTTTTCGTCGGAGTCGGCCAGAAGTGAATTGCGCCCGTTAGGTGGCTCGGGTCTGTCATGCCGGGATGTTCCCCGTAAATCGCCCGAGGTGTCGGGAGGTACGTCCGCGCTGGCCTTCCCTTGGTTCGTAGATGGACGGCTTTGGTATTGGTCGCTGTCGGGGTAGGCAATAATCCAGACTCGATCACGGATGTGCGGGGCACCAATCGCGGCAGCCGATATGCTTTGCCACTCCGCGTCATACCCGACGCTGGCCAGCCCGGAGATAACGTCCCCCATCCCGGCAGCAAGCAGCCCTGGGACATTTTCCACGACGACGTAGGCTGGTCGAAGTAGGCGAATGATGCGTTCATATTCAGGCCAGAGCCATCGTTCATCGGACTGTGCTCGTCGGAGGCCGGCGAGACTGACGGGCTGGCAGGGAAACCCTCCGGTGATAACGTCGACTGGTCGCAGGTTTGTGCTGTCACAGTGCCGAATGTCTCCATACTGCTCCGCACCCGGAAAACGCTTCGCCAATAACCGTCGATTCCACTCGCCAATCTCTACCTGCCAAACTGTTTTAATTCCTGCTCGCTCAAAGCCAAGATCAAATCCGCCAATTCCTGCGAAAAGCGACCCGTGAGTAAGTTGCTTCATTTCCCCTCTATCTCACCTGATCCAAAAATGTTTCCAAGCTCTTACTGGGGTTTCTCGTGGATTCGCTTGCCCTTGGCATCGATCCTGAAAGCCCGTAGCTGAATGAATGTTCCTCGTCCATTCTTGAGCACGCGAAAATCTATACTGTGAACTAATCCGCATTCGCAGCACTGCATCAGATAACCCTTTCGCACTGGTTGCTGCCATTCTCCGGGGCCAACCGGCTTGAATTTAATTTTCATGGACTTCGCCGAACAATAAAAGTACGCAATCCACGGGCGAGTTCCACTTTCCTCCGAAGTTCGGTTTCCCGAGAAAATATTCCGGCTTGGCTCCCAACTCCAGCGCGTAATGAAACCATCGGCAATTTGTTCGCGCAGGGACGAGTAGACATGCAAAATCAGCAGTTCCAGCTAATGCCACAAACGGACGAATATCACCCCACGGCGGATTGCAAAACACGCGCTCCCCTTTCCATGATTGGTGGGCGGCGAAGTATCTCGGAAGAAGCGCATTAGAACCGTCAGAGTTGGCCGCGCCGTCAACGGTAAAGTTAAATCGCTTATGCAACTTCTCGAAGAAATCGCGCGGTGTCGGCCTGTCCTGTTTTCGCTCACCTTCGTAGTGCTTGACGTAGCTCAACTGACCTCCGACTCATTCGTTTGTAGATTCCAAGCTCTTAGACTCGTTCCTCAAACTGCAATCGCTTCGTGTTGAACCGGACTGGGATCTCGCCCACACTCCCGTTGCGGTTTTTCGCCACAATTAACACCTGATCGTTCGGCACCAATTCACCCTTCTCGTCTACTGGCATGTAGGGCATCACAATCACATGGCTATGGGCTTCCACATCGCCAGATTCCTTGAGTTGAATCATGGTCGGTCGGTCGTTGATGTTCTTCGGCCGCGCCAGTTGCGAAAGTTGTACGACTGCCACGTTCTCGGACTTCGCTAACTGCCTCAAAGCATTAGAGACTGCCGCTACTCGATCCCTCGTTTCGCGTCCTGGGGCCTGCACAATTTGTAAGTAATCCACCACGATCAACTCGACCTTGTGCCGACGAATAAATAACCGTGCGCTCGCTAGTATCTGGTCGATCTTCAGGCTGCCGCGGTCGTCGATCCAGATTGGCAATTTCGCTACTTCCGCGATTGATTCAACCAGTTCCTTATCGCGGTCCCGCGCAATGTACTTCGGGTTTCTGATTAAACTCGCTGAGAATTTAGAGTTGGATGCCAGCAGCCTTTTGCCTAATTCTATGTCGCTCATTTCAATCGAGAAAGCCATCACTGGGACGCTTTCGAGTGCGTTGGACATTAAGACTTGAACGCCGGTTGCGGTTTTCCCCTTCCCTGGTAGCGCTCCAATCGTCCAGAGTTCGCCTTTTCGTATGCCGCCGGTCATCACATCGAGTCCCGTAAGTCCGGTCGTGTACCCAACTAACCCTTCGTGATTGCGCTGGTTTTCAACTTCTACTCCAACGTCTTGCATGATTGGATGCACAAACCTAGCCGCCCGCTTTCCACTGTCCGCCTCGATCGCTAGTAAAGCCTCCTGAATCTGCCGCGCACAATCGTCGGTCTGCGTTCTGCCATCTTCCGCTGCTGCCTGTAAAGCTACGGCCGCTGCGTGCATCTTCCGGCGCCGCGATTTATCGAGAATCGTTTTCGCGTAGCCCTCAATGTTTGCCACTCGCGCCATACCCATCGCGATGTTTGTGCTGAGGTTGCTCACTGTCGCCATTCCACCGACTGACTCGAGTTGGCCGGCAGCCGTTAAAGCCTTACAAACACTGAAATCATCCACCGCTTCGCCAGCGTTCGCCAACTCAATCATTGCGCGGTAGATCCGCCGATGCGCGTCGAGCGAGAAATCTTCTGGCGATAACAACGGCGTTACCCGAAACAGCGCGTCTTTATCGAGAATCGCGCAGCCCAACACTGATTGCTCCGTTTCCACACTTGAGAGTGCGCTCACTTGGTTCCAGCACCCTCAGCTACCATCTCCGCGTGTTCCTTCCACACCCGCTCCATTGTGGACATACCGCTTTGGCGGGGAATTACTTTGGCCGGTTCTTCGCCGGGCTTAACTTCAACCCACTCCGCCGGGTCGGTCAGATACTTGGCTTCCCGATACCACCTGTCGGCGCTCGGGATGAATTGACGGCGGTGAGCGGGCCACTTCTTAACAGCTTCCGCGAACGCTTTGGTTCCCTTTAAGACTTCGTTTCCGTCAACAAGAAGAGCTCCGAGAATTGCTACCTCATGGGCGTTGGGTAGAGATTTTCCCTTGAGTGTCCTATTTCCGGGATAAGTGTGACCGATGGCGTCTACGAGTTTTGATTTGTCTTCCTGAGAATCAGGAACGAGCGGGCCCTCTGCCTCTGTCTCTTCTCTGTCTCTGTCTCTGTCTCTAGACGACTGTGTTGCTAGCGAGTTGCTAGCGTTCAACGACTCTTGCGCTAGCGACACAAGGAACCCTTTGCTTATCAACGGGTTAATGCCGTCTACTACCTCATCCAGTGGTAGTCTCAACCGTAAAGCCAAGTCTTTATTTGATAGCGTGATGCTTCCATCTGGCGATTCAGACGCTAGCAGCCAGAGATAAGGTGCTAGCGCCCTGCTAGCAATCGGCAACTTAAGGAAGTCGAGGTCATCCAGTGTGGAGCGGTGCAGTTTTATCCACGGCGGATTCCTCTTTTTGTAGTGCTGGTACATCTTCCAATTCTTCACCTTAAACACTGGCCACCTCGCGCTTCATCGGCGGCCGACCGCGGCCACCAGGTCGCCATTCCTTGTATCCCTTAAGTGCGCGTTGACGCTCGACGGCTAACGCAACGCAGTAGTCGCACCGGGAAGAGAAGGTCTCGATCAGTTCCCCGCAAATCCGACACCTGCCCGCCGCTACCTGTTTTTGCTGCCACCGTTTTTGTCTGGATACTACTTTTTGTCTCGTCACGCGGCCTAATATACATGACTTACTGTAGAAATCAAGCAGCGATTGAGCGTAAGTGACTTTGTTATCAACGTCAAAAAAGTTGTTGACAGCGTTGCGACGCTATGGCAATATTCTCGCGTTGTGAATTGGAGGGATTTATGACCGCCGAAGAGATCATCCTAAAAGGTGCTGAGGAATTTCAAGCAGGGAACATCTGTTCTGCCGAAGGCTGGTTTCGACTGGCTGTCAAGCGCTATCCAGATTTCCAGCCTGCCCACTTCTCCCTCGCGGAGCTACTTTACGCCACGAAGAATTACACCGGAGCGGTCTACGGATTCAGGAAGGCCGCCGAGTTAGATCCCTACTTCTCGTTGGCACACTTCAATCTGGCCGTCTGCTATGACCACCTAGGGATGACAAGGGACTGCATGTTAAGCCTGCGCCGGGCGTTGAAACTCCATAGCCTAACGTTTGATGTGGCGACCGAAGCGCGCCGACGCTATCAGGAACTGGCTCGCGAAGATTCCCTAAAGATTGTCTGGCGCAATCTCCAGCGCGTTGAGAAGACGCCACCGGCTGAGTTGTTCGCGGTCCAGCCGGTCTATCTCGTGGATTCAGTTGACGAGTTCCTACGCATCACGGAGGCAGGAAGGTGAAAGTCAAGGATATTACATGCGACCGCTTTGGAAAGTTAGTGGCCCATTGGCCGGTTGGGCAAAACCGCCGCGGGTCGGTCCAGTGGTTATGTTCGTGTGATTGCGGAAATCTCCGAGTAGTGGATGGCAATTGTCTACGATTGTGGCGCTCCAAGACTTGCGGATGCTACCGACGCCTGTATATCACCCACGGCGAGGGTCGCAAGGGACACAAAACCATTGAGTACCGCACATGGACGAGCATTCAAGGACGTTGCTTTAATCCCCGCACTAAACAGTGGAAAGACTGGGGCGGTCGCGGCATCACCGTCTGTCAACGATGGAGTAAGTTTGAGAACTTCCTAGCCGACATGGGCCGTCGCCCGCCCGGTTTATCCATTGACCGCATCGACAATAACGGCAACTACGAACCGGGCAACTGCCGTTGGGCGACACGTCTGGAGCAGAACCGCAATAAGAGGAACGTTATAGCACGGAGGGAAGCATGACAACCTTATCGCAGCGAAAGACGAAACTCACGTTCGAGACGGACAACTCGCTCCGTGGCCGCGCACTGGTGGTCGAGCCGCAACCGTTGTACTGCTCGATCCGACTCAAGGGAACGCGGAAGCGCTATGACATTAACTGGGAAACGATCTTTTACCACGCCGCTGAGATCGCGGCAGACCGCCTGCGTGCCGAGCGTAAAGCCGCGCGCAAGGCGAAACGGTTTGGGAGGTAGAGCGATGACACAAGAAGCGAGAAATCACAAGAGGCGCGACGACGAGTTGATTTGTATTTGTGGGCATGAGTATCACAGCCATTCCAGAGTGTGGGACCCCAAGAAGCAATTAACCAGTTTCGCGAACGTTGGAAGTTGCACAGCCTGTGACTGCGTGACTTACACGTTTAACCGTATAGGGCGAGCAAAAGCTCGGGAGGTTTCAAAGTGACAGTACCAACACAACAAACGACTAATGAATACATCGCACAGTGGAATTCCTACAAGAGTCTGCGCGAACGTCTGCGAAGTGGACCGACTCCAGATCAATTTCACTTAATAACTACGGGCCATTTAATGGCGAGTGAGTGCAAGCAATACGGATTTAGACCGATGACGTGCGGCGAATGCAGGGAGCATTATCTGGATTTTATTTACAACGAAGGGCCGATTTCATGGCCGCCAATAAAGGGCCAAAAGCCATACTCCACCGTCTGGGGTAAGGATATAACGCCAATCTGTCCATGCTGTTCGTTTGACGGGTGCCAGCATCGGGAATCGCAGAAAAAAGTGAGCACGTTATGACGGTACCAACACAAGAAGCCATGCATACGCCGGGACCGTGGATTGTAAACGGCCTCACTCGAACGAACATGTGGCGGATTGATGATTGCGGCGAAAACTCGAAAGTTGGATTAGAGATGCTGATGAATCCTCTTGCTCTAGTGAAAGAGCGAGCTGACGCCGAACTGATTGCCAATCTCCCTGCCCTATTAGAGAGCCACAAACAGCTTGTCGAAGCCGCAAAATCAGCACACTTGTTACTCGCGAGATTAATCGAAGGCTGCGAGAAAGGCAGCAACGTCCAAGCAGTCTACTACTACGACGATGCAAAAATGGCCGACTTCTCGATTACTCGGGCGTTGGCTAAAGCTAAGGAGATTAAATCGTGAAGAAATCCTTGTTTGCAATCGTGTTGCTTATTGCATTGGTCGGCTGCACGGACGAATCGACTGCCCGTCGAACCTTACAGGATCAAGGCTATTCGGACATTCAGCTTACTGGCTATAGACCGTTTGCTTGCGGCGACGATTACACGTTCCACACTGGATTCTCGGCCAAGTCAATCGCGGGAAGGCCAGTCACGGGAACTGTCTGCTCTGGCTTGCTAAAAGGGTCGTCAATAAAAACAGATTGAAGGGCTAAGGAGATTAAACCGTGACCTGCGACGACTGCGGAACTCGATTGGAATTGAACGGAACATGCCCTAACTGCCACGAAGAATTATTCATAGCAACGTGGCAAGCAGAGTTCATGGACTACCCGTTATCCGACGAGTTCAGCCGAAAGGTATCCGAGCAACAACAAGCAATCCACCGGGCTAAGGAGATTCAATCATGAGCGCCCTCTACCTATACACCGCGAAACCAGCAAAGCGCCGCGTCGACTGGATAAAACTAACCGCCGTCATCGGCTCCCTGACGTTCTGCGTTCTCGTCTGGCGCCTTGTCTATCTCTACATCGTGCTGCCGATTCAGGATGTCATGCCCGCACTGGCCGAGATTATAGGGAAATTAGGGAAGTTATTGCGATGAGCGAAGATCGTGACTTTTTCGCTGCCATAAATAGCCTGCAAGGGACAAACCGAATCCTGTGGGACGCGCAAGCCTACTTTACATATAAGGCCAAACCGCCAGACCAAGGTGATCGAGACGCGCTGCGGATACTGGAAGCCTGTCGCGTATTGGTAGCTTTGACTGAATGTAGAAAACCATGAGCGAATTTACGCTATCCCTAAATCGCGCCGTCCTCTGCATGGACTGTGAAGCGATCAGTGACGAATGCGGCCAGCACTGCCCTGCGTGCGCCGGTGGGCCGTTGGTGTCCCTGAGTGCCATGCTCAACCGGGGAGTCGTTTACAGCCCCTGTGCGCTAGGCGCACACGTCAATCTAGGCGCTGAGGTAACCACGTTCGGCGGTCTTTTACCCAACGGTCGGTCGCCCATTGATAACGCTGCACCGCTATGTACGAATTTCGTTGACAATGATAGCGTCATAGCGCATATTGCTAATGACCGTGGACATCACGCTACACAAGAAGCTCGGCAAGATGCCCCGGAAGCCGAAAGAGTTTCGGGCCAAGAAGCGAGTTAAGCCAGCAGTCAAGGTATGTCGCGATGGAAGAGAGATTTGCAACGACCACACTCATGCAGGCCGAGAAGAGTACGCACGACGACGGGATGAGATGTGGGGGCGGGATGGCGGAGTCTGCTGTATCTGTCGCCATCCAGTCGCAAGAGAGTTGGCAACGTTTGAGCACGCAAATGGCAGAGGAGGTGGACGCCGCGATGACCGGATCGAGCACAACGGTATCGCCCACCTACTCTGTAACTCACGTAAAGGAAGTCGGAGGGACTATGAACACAGAACTACAGGTTTACCAGAAGCCGCTCAGCGCCGTTGAAATCAGGTCGCAAGTCAACCTGATTCAAGAGGTGATGAAGTCGGTAATGAAGGACGCAACTCACTACGGGATCATTCCAGGATGCCAAAAACCTTGTTTGTGGAAGCCGGGCGCAGAAGTCTTATTCGCCACGTTCCATATCGCGGTCGATCCGACCGTTGAAGATTTGAGCACGCCAGATGAAGCGCGCTTCCGTATTACTGCCCACGCCAAGAGCAATAGCGGTACGCCGCTAGGCTCGGCGGTCGGGGAAGCGTCGAGCGACGAGGAAAAATACAAGTGGCGTGAGATGGTCTGTCAAGAAGAGTTTGACGAGACGCCGGGTGATCTCCGCCGCAGGAAGTGGAAGAAAAGCAAGAACGGCGCCTACGCCGTCAATCAGGTCCGCACGAACATCGCGGACTGCCGCAACACCATCCTGAAGATGGCCAGCAAGAGAGCCTATGTCGCGTTAGCCCTTCAGGTCACGGCCGCGTCGGACATATTTACGCAAGACGTAACTGACTTGCCCGCCGAGATTCAAGACATCGCCATCAACGGCGACGCCGAGCCGGTAGTCCAACCAATGGAGATTAGGCGCAAGGAGCCAGCATCGGTGACGACTCCGCAGGCGCAAGTGCTTCCCCCGAAGGCCGGGCCGGTGGTGACGCCGCGCCCGGTTGTTCAATCTCCCAAGCCAGCGGCAGGACGGGTTATCACCGAGCCGCAGAGCCGCCGGTTCTATGCCATCTACAAACAGGCTGGCCGGACGAATGACGAAGTGAAGGCTTATCTGCAAGAGCATTGCGGAGTCACTGACAGTCGGCAGATTCCAGCCGATCCGAAGTCACTGTACGAGAACGCCTGCGCATGGGCTGAAGGAAAGGAGGCATTCTAATGGCGGCCACCGCTCTATTTCACTTCGACGAAGCGCAACACATCTACCGCGATGGTAATGGCGTAGTCATCCCGAGCACTACCCAGGTACTCAAGAGTGCAGGGCTGATTTCGTTTGACCACATCAACCAGCGCGTCCTTGAGTATAAGCGCCAACTCGGGACCGTCGTGCACAAGGTCACGGAGATGTGGGAGAACGGCGCGAACCTTGACGAGTTCGAGATCCCGCAGGAGGTCTGGCCGTACTTCGAGGGCTACCGCAACTTTATTGAGGACTGCCAATTCAAGCCGCGGTTGGTCGAGTATCGCCAAGTGGCCGCGTGCCACGGGATGCGTTGGGGCATGTGTACCGATCGCGTCGGGATGATTAACGGAGTGGATCACATTATTGAACTGAAGTGCGGCGCCGCGCATCCGGCGCACGGCGTCCAGCTTGCCTCTTACGACATGGGAATAAACGGCAAGCAGAAGTTTCAGCGCGCATCGGTGCAACTCGGGCCGGACTTCCCGCGCGGATACAAACTTTTCCCGTGGGATGACACTGCCGACTATCAGGTTTGGTTGTCCGCGCTCGCCTGCACCATCTGGAAATTAAACCGTAAGTTTGCTTTAGACGCGATCGAGGAACGGTTGGTCGCTTAGGAGGATTTTATGACGCCAGTAAGTGATGTCTCTCTCGAACAGGAAGCGCGACAGGTTGGCCAAGAAGCTCTGACCGTCGTCCAACAAGCCAATGGGTTAGAAGTCGTCGACTTCGATAGTCGCAACCGAGCCGCCGAACTCGGGCGCGTAGTCGCCGGACTGGACAAGCAGGCCAAGGAGAAATTCGACGCGATCAAGGAACCGCTGAACCGCGCGAAGGACGAGATTCTAGCATGGGAACACTCAGTACGAGATCCGCTCGCCACTGCGAAAACCTACCTCTCGAAGCAGATTGGCGGATTCGACGCGGAGCAAGAGAAGTGTCGGCGGGCCGAGGAAGCCCGGTTACAGGAAGAAGCGCGCAAGGAGGCCGAGGCCGAGGCGAGGCGACTGGCCCAAGAACAGGCGATCAATGATGCAGTTGAACTCGAGGCCGCCGGCGACAAGGCTGGTGCGCAGGCAGTTCTCAATAACCCTGTTCCGGTAGCCGTCTATGTGCCACCCGTCATCGTGCCACGGTTGACACCGAAAACGGATGGCGTAAGCACGTCCACGAATTGGACGTTCCGCATCACGAATGAAGCGCTGGTGCCGCGAGACTACCTCGTCATAGACGAAAAAAAGATTCGTGCGGTGGTGAAGGCGCTGAAGAACAAGGCGAACATTCCGGGAATTGAGGCGTATCCCGAAAGCGGTGCCAGATTCAGATCGTAAAGGAGGAAGTTAAAAATGAATTTAGACGTTGATGACATGTGGTCGTATGTCGGCATGATTGTTGTCTTAACCGGGTTGGCCGTGGGGGTTATGGCGTTAACTTTTCCCAAGAAGGTTGACGGATATTACCTGTCTCAGGGCGGAGGCGGCACTGTTAAGCAAGCAACATGTGTATGGGCGCACTGGACCTGGCACCCCGACGAAACCTCGTTTTGCACCAATAACTATCAAGAGGCCTTGGACTTTATGAATAAGGCCAATGCCTCACTAGGGAAATAGCCGTAAGGAGGAAGTCATGCTGCCAACAATGGACAAGGTTAAGTCAGAGATGTTTAGCCACGCCGGATTCAGCGAGGAAACCGGCGCATACCTCACATTCGGGAACGGGACCACCTATGTGTACCCAACCATCCCGAAAGACACTTACGAAGCTCTGCGAGCCGCCGAGTCGATGGGGAAGTATTTCATAAAGAATATTCGCGGCCAGCACACGGGCGCAAAAGTTTCGACGGACATGGCGAGTTCGTCGGGAGCGCCTCCGGGAGCCGCGACACCTCCAGCGGTTACCCCGGAGGCAACACTAGTTCTAAAGACGGCCGCATTGGCGCTCATTCTCACGTGCAGCGCTTTGTGGGTCGGTTGCGGGAAGTCGCTGCCTCCCGTACCTAAACCGTCTGCGATAACTACTGGTGCAGCCACTCTTTCGGACTGGCGCATCACCGGAACCGCCTCAGCCACAACCGTGCCAGTAATTGTCGAGGAACCGTGGGCCGCTGCCCTGCGCGTCAAGGCGGCGAAGATGGGACTGCGCTGGAAAGTGTTTTGTTCTCCCCTCGAAGACAACAGATATGTGTCGGTCGCGGAACACTTAGATGCGCCAGAATCTGCCCAATACGCCGAAGACGGCGCTAAGGATCAGTGGATAGAAAGTGGCCGCACGCGAGAGTTAGCGGGACGTGCTCTCTTGAAAGCTCTTAATCGACCCGCCCCATACCTAGTTCAGCATCGCCAACAAGAAACAGCAAAAGAAAAGAAGCACTGTTTGCGGGAAGTATCTGGCGGATACCAGCACGGCGACCATCTAGCCACGGACTGCAAAGACTGCACGGATGACAACGAGTAGCCATGACAACCGACTTCACAGCGAACCTAAAAGCGCAGGCGGACATAGTTCGGGTCATAGAATCCTACGTCCGCCTGAAGAAGTCCGGCGCGAACTGGATGGGGTCGTGCCCCTTCCACAACGAAAAGACGGGTTCATTCTCTGTCCACGCCGCGCGGCAGTTTTTTCATTGCTTCGGCTGCGGAAAGTCAGGTGACGTATTCAGCTTTGTGCAAGAGATTGAGAACGTGGCATTCCCGGACGCGGTGAGAAGTGTTGCCGCAAAGTTCGGGATCGAAGTTCCCGAGGCGCACGGGAGCCCGGAAGATGCGAGGCTGCGGAACACCTTACTGGATATTCATGCCCAGGCCGCAGCCTTCTTCCGGGAACAGCTATTTTCGCCAAGCGGCGTTAACGCGATGGCTTATCTGGCAGATCGCGGACTTCAACCTGAGAGCGTCGCCACGTTTGGCATTGGATTCGCGCCGGATCAGGGCATAGGGACACCATTGCAGGCTATGGCATCGCCCCACTTCGCGGAATGCGGCCTATTCAACGAGAAGGGCTATCCCAAATTCCGCGGTCGCATCATGTTCCCGATCCGCAACGAGCAAGGCAAAGTCATTGCCTTCACTGGCCGCGCGCTCGACGAGAAGGGACCGAAATACCTTAACTCCCCCGAGACTCCGATCTACTCCAAGAGTCGCGTTCTCTACAACCTCGATCTGGCGAAAGATGCAATCCGCAAACTCGATTACGCGATTCTCGTCGAGGGCCAGATGGACTGCATCTCGGTCTACGCTGCCGGCTTCCACAATGTTGTTGCTAGTTCCGGGACGGCGTTCACTCCCGAGCAAGCAAGACTCTTGGGCAGGTTCACGAAGAACGTAGTTGTCTGCTTCGACCCGGACGATGCGGGAGAGAAGGCAACGGAACGCGCGATCGGTTCACTCTTAGCGGAAGACTTTGAAGTCAAGGTAGTCGTGCTGGACATTGGCTACGATCCCGACACGTACATCAAACGTCGCGGGAAGCACGCATTCACCGCAGAACTGAAAGAGTCGAAGCCGTGGCTTGACTACCTCCTGAGACGGGCCGCCAAGCATTTTCCGCCGACCTCACCACAGAACAAGCAGCGAGCTGTCAACTACCTACTCCCGTTTCTGGCGCACATCTCGAGCAGGATTGTGCGGGACGAGTACGCCAAAGAGATTGCGGCCAAATTGCAGATTACCGCGTCGGTCTTGGAGCAAGAGTTACAGCGGGCCGCATTCTCGCGCTCGACTACGACGACCGTACCTAAGGCAATCCAGATCAGTGACGCGGAACGGGCGATTCTGGTTGCGCTCCTATCGGAAGACGGCGAACTGGCGGAACTGGTCGAAAGCGCATTGTGGAACGAACGATTACACGAAGGCTGCGCAAGTGAGGGGCTTATAGAGGCCATTATTAGCTGCAAGTCTAGTTCGCCTTTTGACTGCGCCAAGACGGACGCCGAGAAAAACCTACTCGCCGGGATTCTCCTTTCCGACGAGCAGGCTAACGAGATCACTGTCGACGCGGCGCTAGGAGCGATGCGCCAGGTTCGATTGCGCGGACGGTACAACGCCATCCAGCGGGAACTCAAAAAGGTGCCCACCGATTCACTGCTTCGCGAGCAATTAGAGATTAAGCGGCAATTATCCGAAAAGGAGTAACAGATGATCACTTTCACTGTCGAATTAAACAACAACCTCACCTCACGGGCGCGGCAAACAGTTAAGGCAGATTCCGTATCCCTCGATCCTCGCGGGAATATTGAGTTCACGAGGAACGATAAAACTACCGTCGCGGTGTTCGCGGCTGGCTGCTGGGTTGGAGTCAAAGAGAAGGAGCCTGAGAAGCCATTCGAGTTCATAGATCCATCTGCGAAGTCGACTCCACTCGCTACAACGGGACTATGACGATCACTGACAAGCAGCGCGCGGACTGGCAAGCGCTAGTCGATTACTGCCGCGATAAAAACTACCGCGCTACATACTTCTCGCTGGTTGAGGATGGGCCGGACGACAAGACAGACTTTGCCGGATTGCTCACGAAATTCAGGTCGCAAGATGCACGGGAGGGAAAATGAAAGCAGCGGACTATTTAGAAGAACTCAACGACCTCGGCCGATACCACGAATGCGGTACGTGGACTCTAAGGATGGTCAGAACAATGTGTGCGTTCGCGGAGGAATACCACGACAACGAACGACAAATGGGCCAACAGGCTTACCGTGACACGCAAACGAAGGCCAATCCCCATGCCAAGTAACAACTCTGCCCACAACGCTCTCGTGAAAGAAGTCTTGCAGGTCTTCCACGCGCACCGCGCTTTTGCATTCCAGACGAACGTTATGCAGTTCAACTTTACTGGTAGTAACGGGAAGCGTTACCACGTCCAGCAAGGCGTCAAGGGGATGGCCGACGTTCTGGCGCTACGCGATGCCGAGGCGTGGGGAAACAATGCCCCGGTATGGGTGGAGTGCAAAACCGGACGCGGCGAGCAGTCCGAATTTCAGAAGTCATTTCAAGAGGACGTTGAAATGCGCGGCCATCGCTACATCCTTTGCCGCGATACCAGGGAGCTAGAAAAAGAACTGTGGGGTTGAGCATGAAACCACGAGTCTTCAAGAATGGGAAGTTCTGGTTGGTCCAGTTGAACGGCCAGCTATCAGCCTTTTTACGTTGGAGCATTGCAATCAAATTCGCAATTCAACAATCACCCCTACGGAGAAGCGATGCTACTGGAATCCACTAAGCCGCCGCAAGCAATAGATGAACGCTACCGCGCCCCTATTCCGGGCACGCAAGAGGGATGGGTTTACGAACGCTACTACCTGACGTACTGCGACCGCGCCGGGATTCCGCCAATGACGTTCGAGAAATGGCTTGGCTTGCAGGACATCACCATCAGCTACAACGTGGGCGGCGTACAACAGGCGCTCAAGATGGACGAGGGAACACATGCGAAGAATTAAGCGGCTCTGGCGACTCTGGAAGTGCGAACGCACGGTGTTCAAGCTAGACCGCGTGTTCGTTTATTTGGCGGACAGGGGTCAGTATGAAGCGGCAAAGCTGGTGCTAGACGCCACACGAAAGACGCTCGACGAGATCCACGATGTCATGTAAGTTCACCTCCGAATTTCTGGAACGACGCCTTCTAGAGCACCGCGAATGGCAAGAGAGCGAACTCGAACGGCTCTGCGCGGAAGTGACGTGCTTTACGTTTGACGACTACATGCCGCCGGAAACTGAGGCGATTCTTGAAGGACTGGGAAGATGACAATGGAAACTCTTTGGACTGTTCAGGACGCTGCGAAGTATCTGCACGTTAATAAAATCACCGTGTACAGGTGGCTCGCCGAAGGGAAAGTGATGCGAACAAAAGTAGGCGGCCGTACCCTAATTCGCGAATCAGAACTCCTCCGGATAATAGAGGACAATGCTCCGGCGCGGGAACTCCGCAGACACGTAAAGGCGTAGAGGTGGTAGACTCCCCCGCAGCGAACACCAGCGCTCCCATCACTCACAAGGAGATGGAGCGTATGGCAAGAAGAAGATTTCAACGCGGCAGTCTTGTGCTTCGGGGGACGCGCAGGAAGGTGTGGGTTGCAAGATGGCGCGAGGATGTGATTCTGGCGGACGGGTCGGTACAGCGTCGAAGAAACGCTGAGGTACTCGGCACGCTTCAGGATTACAAAACCAAGCGTCTTGCGGAGCGCGCACTCGAACAGCGACTCTCTGAAGTAAACTCGTTAACCTATAAACCGCGCCCGACCGCGACATTCCGCGAGTTTGCGGAGCGCTGGCAACGGGACGTGCTGTCCCAACATAAACGGTCTACGCAGTCGGCGGACAAATCCAGACTGCGTAAACACCTAATCCCGGATCTAGGCGATAAGTGCATGAAGGACGTTACTAGAGAGGTTCTCCAAACCTTCGTAGCTCGCAAGGCGAAAGTCTTGTCAGGCAAGTCGGTGCGCAACCTTCTGGCACTCCTCGCGGAGATGTGGGCCCAGGCAAAGGCAGATAGCTATTCCCAGATTGACCCGTTCGTTTCGCTGGTCCTTCCAGATTGCGGGCTGACCAACGAGCGCTGCCTCACGCTGAATGAAATGAAGCTGGTTATCGACACGGCGCCGGAGCCGTACAAAACCTATTACTGGATTCTCGCGGAAACAGGTATACGGTGCGGCGAGGCTTGCGGTCTCCCTGTCAAAAATCTAATGCTGGACCTGGGAGCTCTCAAGATCGACCAAAAGGTGTGGCACGCGAAGATCGAGACGGTGAAGTCAAAGAAGGGGAACCGGCTGTGTGAAATATCCCCTCAACTGGCCGAGCACCTTCGCGGCTTCTTGCGCACCTGGCGGCCAAACCGTTTGGGGTTACTTTTCTCAACCTCGAACGGAACGCCATGGGATGCCGACGTAGTACGGAAACGCAAGCTCTATCCTCTCCTTGAACAGCTAGGGATCGAGCGCTGCGGCTTCCACGCCTTCCGGCACGGCAACGAAACCGTGATGGATGGTGAAGGCGTTCCGATGGCGACTCGACAGAATAGATTAGGTCACTCTGACGCGCGGACCACAATGAAGTATTCCCACGTCGTTTCTGAAGATGGACGTAAGATCGCGGCTCACTTCGGAAACCTCTTAACGACCGCATCGGCAACAACGATGCCGGCAGGAAACGCATAAATTATGGACTCAAATGGACTCACGACAACTGAGCAACAGGACGTAAGTGATTCAAAAGAATCGTTGCGGGGGGTGGATTTGAACCACCGACCTTTGGGTTATGAGCCCAAGAGGACACCGCTAAATGGTAGTAAAAACAGTAAGGTTAGGCTTGGCGTTCGCACCGATACGCCCCCTGACCCTAGGGTTTTTGGTCTCAACTTGGCCTCAAGTTGGGGTGGGAGAAGTAAGTGGCTCACCCGTGAGGAGGTCGAGAATGACAGTTCCCCGACTGACGGATTGACGCCGCTCGAGCATATGATCCGTGACGAGATGGCATTCAATGGCTGGTACATAATCAGAGGAGGATGGCCAGACTTCCTCTGTATCACCATCGACGCCGAAGGCAATATGCACCACGTATGCCTAGAAGCTAAGTGCCGGTCAGACAAACTCTCCAAATCACAACGCAGAATGATTATGGCTTTAGAGTCGATGGGCCTACCGACCTACGTCGTCAAGAACCCGCGTGAGATTCGCGGCATATTGAAAGATTACATTGGCCGCTGCCCTGCCCCGTTTGTGGCTGACGACATCCGGTTGGACGAAGAAGATTGGTTAGGTTAACTCACTTGGGGCGCTGGTGTTCGCTGACTTCAGCTCTCTCATTTGGTCTTTACCGACTTCTTCGGGCGCCCGCCGCGCTTTCCCCACACTGACATTTTATCGGCGTAGACTTTCGCTGTTTTCGCTCCGCCCTTTTTCCCCTGACAGCTTGGGCAAATCAGGACCGTCATCGGATGCTTGGGGCAGTACATTTCTTTTTTCATTGATGGTCCCCTTCGCTCTCTAGTGCATCACACTCAGTGGGTAAACAACCTAGCGGCCCGCTTTTTACGGAATCCGAACAACAAAAAATAAAGCTGGCGGCTGGCTTCGGGATGGGCGTATATTTAACGCAGCAAAGCAATCTACATTTTGCACCTTAGGGGAATCACCTTAAGGTCAATCCCTTAGGAAAGATAGTGAATAAAGTCCCTCCCCCACGGGCCCTTGTTTCTACTCTGAATTTTCAAGAGGCTAATGATGAATGACAACAAATTCGACATGCACCTCGTCCCGTTCTTAACCGACACTTCCTCTCAGTTCCATCCAGTTCTTCGCCAAGCCCTGCGCGAATACTTCAACCTCACGCCAGATGAGTACCTAGCCCTGCGTCGATGCGAAATTGGATTCTCAACGCATGACGCCATGAAAACCGCTGGGCTTCGTCTCGCTAAGGGGTTTTTAATTGAGCGGCGCAGAGCATCGATCGATAAGGTCTCGACCACGATTGCCGGAAGCGCCATCCTAAAGGCGGCCACAGTCGTTATGGGCGATATACTACAAAAGATTACCGACAACGCAATCCCACTGCCAACGAAAGATAGAATAGTGCTTGACGTGGTGCACCGCTGTAATGTATTTTATTATCGTTGCCGGGGACTGCTCTTGTCGCACTGATTCCCGGCTCCCAGGGAAGAAGGTGCCACTTTGAACTCGAAGATCATTGAGATCCTTCAGACTGGGCGGGGAACGTTGCAAGCGGAGCTCAAGCAGATTGATGTCGGTATAGAGTCTCTAACGTCCGCCCACGGACGGGACAGTCAAGCAGTGAAGATGTTAGTAGACGGAAGAGGCAGGATTCAGGCCCAGATTGACGTACTCGAGGAGACGATCAATCGTGTCCGGCAAATCGAGGAAGGGAAAGCCAAACAACCAACAGCGGAAAGGGCAATCACGCCGGGCCAATACTCAGGCATGAAGCTCAGCACGGCAGCGCAAGCGTATCTTGGGGATCGGGGTCGAGGACCAATCAGTTGCTCCCGCGTCGTACAGGATCTTACTCTGGCCGGGGTAGTTGTAAAGCAGACGCGGAGCAAGCACAACAAAGACTTACAGCGGAACCTGAATACGCGGGACATCCGGCTTCTGGCCGCCAACAATACAAAGCGGTTCTCTTACGACTCCACCACCGACTCTATCTCTATGACTACGGCACTTGGGCCGGACACGGGGTGGAAACGCAAGAGAGGGACACGGGAATTAGTAACAACGTAATCTGGCCGGGGCGCAGCAGACCATCGCGGCGCCCTTTTCTATTGGGCCATCGCATTTAACAGTGGGGCATCATCGGTGATTCGGCGTTCTGCCATTGCCGCGTACTCAGGGTTGAGTTCGATGCCAACGAAGTTCCGGTTGTAGCGCAGGGCTACTACTCCGGTCGTTCCAGCACCGCAGAACGGATCGAGCACCGTGTCACCTTCGCGCGATCCGCACACGCAGCATATTTCAGCAACCCTCTCAGGCATGACAGCGTAGTGATTGTCGCCGTACTGCGCTGGCGAAATCCACCATACAGAGCGGAGATTAGCTCCGCTAGCTTGCTGTTCTGACTTCTCCATCGCGTCCCATCGGTCGTTAAACCCATCGTGGCGTCGTGAGTGGCCGCGCTGCTTGTCCGTGCTTCTAGCGACTGCCTTCATTGGTCCGTTGCTTTTCTCGCCTCCATTGGCACGCAGTGATCCAGTTTGTGATTCGACATCTTGAGACAGTCTCGTTTCAGAACTTGGCTGCGCGGGAGTACGGGCCGCGTCCGTGTCATAGAAATAGTCGGTGCTCTTTGTCAACTGGAATACGTATTCGTGAGAAATTGTCGAGCGATCGCGCACTGATTCTGGCATACAGTTCGGCTTTGCCCACACGTTACACTGCCGCAAGTACCAACCATCGGCGCGCAGAGCGAACGCCACCATCCACGGGATGCCGACGAGATCCTTGTCCTTATACCCGACCGGAGGTTTGCGCCAGCCCTTCGACTCCTTGGCGTGGCTCCATGCGTCGGATCGTTGCTCCATGAAGCTACCTCCGCCGCCATTCCCGCCAGAAGCCCACTTGTCCCCCAGGTTCAACCACAAACTGCCGTCCGCCGAAAGGACGCGCCTTACATCTCGGAACACTTCAACCATTCGCGAGCAATACTCGTCAGGAGTTCTCTCTAGGCCGATCTGCTCGGGGATGCCGTAATCCCTCTGTCTCCAGTACGGCGGGGACGTGACTACGCACTGCACGGATTCATCAGGCAACTGCCGTAAGCCCTCCAGGACATCAGCGTTGATGATTCTGAAGGTCATTGACCGTCGTCGTAAATAATGATCTTCGCCAGTGATTCAGCGTGCCGCAGTTCTTCCCGCGCACCTTGAGATTTCTCCCATCCATGCATCATTACAACGGTGTCGCAGCGCGCAAGGATTTCCAGGTCACCATCGAGCCACACGTTGTCAGGGGCGGCGCCGTCGAACATAGAGGTGTTCTTGTGTGGGCAGATGACGGCGTATCCTAACTTCCAATACTTCAAAGCCACGGCTTCGGCGCGGCGCACGTTTATGACAATGCCGTGAACAGTTGCGGAGCGATAAGGACCTGCGATGTATGCGACCTTCATTTCACATCCTCCGGTGGCAACGTCCGCCACACAACGAAAGCCCATCCAGCAACCTTCTCCATTATCACGGGCCGCGGCGCTCGCAGGAACTCAGCGCACTTATAAATTATCTCGCCAATGCTGTGCTGATTGTGGATGCCTAGGGAAACGCAGATATTCAGGAGTTGGTTGTCTCCGTCGATTCCGTCAGTCGTATAGTTCTTCCGCTGCGCATGAACTTCGCATGACTCTTTAACCGCTGCCGCAAACTCTTCAAACGTTCTCGCCACTGTCTTCCTTTCCAACTTACGCAAACCGCGTTCGCTTCTTCATCAAATTCAAGTTCATCGAGTCCATCTGGCCAGAGCACATTAGAACCTCCCGATCACCGCAGCCTTGGCCGCTTTCGATCAAGATGTTATGAGCACATACAGCCGCAGCAGGAGCAGGTAGGGAATTAGTCAAACCGTTTCTCGTAAAACTTCCGATCGTACCTCGGGTTCCATTCCACACTCAGGCGGGTGATGTGCCCGTCCGCCGGGTCTTGCTTGATCTTGATGAGGGAGAATCCGACGTGGGCCGCGATTTTGTTCTTACGCAGAAACGCAGTTTGGTCGACCGTGCAGCCGCCGGAGATACAATGGACTTCTCGTGGATAGCAGTAATCCCACTTGTGGTAGTGGCCGATGAAGAGGATAGCCGGCTTCTCTCCACCCTGAAAACTCTCGACTAACTTCTGCGGTGCGTAACTCAGCGCGTAAGCCGATCCGCCGCCTGGGTGCATCAGTCGCGCTACCGCCGAACCTTTGCCGCAGGACAGCCTCACATCAGATTCGACGTGGCCGAGATAGTGTAAGTCGGTCCTACCAGCTCGCTCAGCTTTCATTTGCGCGTATTCTCCAACGTTGATGCACTCGCGCTGAATCCACCAGCCTTCATGATCGTCACCAGTGACGTAGTGAGTAGTGATTCCTTTGCGTAGTGGGTAGCGGTCAATCCAGTAGTCAAGCTGCGGGTCCATACCCGGCGCGACAATCAATTCCTGTCGGTTGAATCTTGCTTCGCCCTCAACCCAGTTGCCAGCATTAAGGACGTGTTTTACTCCCTCGCGCTCGAATACGTCGTAAGCTGCATTCAGAACATCCAGCCGCTCGTGCTTGTTACAGAGATGGTTGTCAGTGGTGAATCCGAGGACGGTCCAGCCGTCGCCGCGATCCTCGGCGCGCAAGGTCAGGCTTCCACCCTGCTCAAGCAAGCTGTGCAGAAATAGCTTCTGCCCGGCAAGCTGTGAGACGTTGGCCCCGGATGCCTTCAGTTCCTTGACTGCCTTGCGGACGGCGGTAGGCTTGCAGTTCAACTCCTCCGCAATCTCAACTTCGCTCATGGGCCGCTTCGTGATGAGTTTGCGGATTGCTAACGGCAAGTCTGCCGCCTGCTTCGCTAAGACTTCCTTTGCGGATGTCATTTCACCCCTGCCTGTTTCTTGAAGTCCGCAATGGTTGCCGGTTTGCCGAAGTAACGCTCCGTTCCGTATCGAACGCTGTAGCTGTCTAATACGTGAACTGAGTTAAAAAGCATCTGCCGGCAGCACGGCACCAGATTGACCAACTCGGACGGCTTGTACAGTTCACCCTTGGCCGATGAGTCTAGGACGTGCTTTATCTTCGCTTCGATCGGAGTCAGTTTCCGTTTAAGCGCAACCTGGATCGAGATGGGCAATGGCATCTCCTTCTGCAATAGGTTGTGCGCCTAGCGCACAGCCCTCAAAATCAATAGTTGGTAGTTCGGTGGTGGTCTTAGGCTTACGAATCTTGCGATGGCACAGACGGCAGCTTCTCGAGGCTAGGAGCGCCCGGCGTTCTTTACGGTCCGCCTCACGGCAGTCGTCGGAACAGAAGTTGCTCCCACGGATGGCCCGGTTCTCGTCAACCTGATTACGGCAGTGAGTACAGAATCGAACGTAAGCCACGGATGTGATTATCCGATAGCGCACCATCGCTGTCAATGAATTTATGCACCATCTAAGGTGAATATTGCATTGACACGCTCTCCCTGGTGTACTACTGTTCCATGCTCGGGAGGGTATTGACATGAAAACCATTTTAGTGCTGTGTCTACTTTCGGCCTTCGCTTTTGCCGATAGCATCCTGGTCAACAACGCCGGAGGAACCAACGCCTTTACGGTTAACCCGTTATCCCTGACTGCCTCTGGCAATAATTACAACTTCGCCTTTACGGGGGGGACGACGAGCGCCGCTGCGGTCATTGGGAAATTCACTACCGGATTTATTACGATGTCCAGTGCCGCCTATTCCTTAGAAGGGCAGGTTTCTCACATCTTCTTTAATCCTAAGACTGGACTCCTGCAAGGGCAGTTCGTCGGGCAGCAAATCTTTGCCAGTACCGGTAACCACTTCCACATTTACCACGCGACATTCTACGAACGCTTCGACCTGAAGAATCACACGAACCTAGGTGGTTACGTGGCGTTCAGCACCGCGCCGGAGCCTGAGACCTATGCCCTGTTCCTGACGGGACTGCTTATGTGTGCTTATCGGTGGAGCGGTTCATCCGCCTACGCGCGCTTCCGCCAACGTAAACTGGATCTTCCGAGTCCTCTGCTTCCTCAGCTTTGACGATGCGCTGGTAATTGATCATCGCGCTAGTTAGCCGCATGGGGTCGTCGGTCTCAACGATAGCCTTCAATCGCTCCTTGATCCGCTCCGAGGACGGCTTGCGCTCGGTGTCGAGGAAGCCGTAGACGGCGTGACACAGTGAATCCATGTAATCGTCAAGATGACTACCGGGATCTTTCTTGATCTTCATGGGCTCTTTGTCGTCATGGAGCCTAGATTCCAGAGCCTCGATCGTGTTGCGGCAGTGCCGCGCAATCCTCAATTCGTCATTCGCCAGCTTGATGTAGATGAGCTGAGCGCCGCCCGCGCGGTCGTCTGACACGGGGATAAACTCAAGGTCGTGCGGCCGCATCTCCTCATTCATCAGTTCCGCAAGGCTATGATCAGCACCCCTTTCAGCCCACGAATCTCTACCTAAGTACATTGCTGATAACAACTTTGGTTGTTCGTAGGTGCTGTCAGACTGCCATTTGATCAGGGCCTCATAATGCGCGCGGGCAAAGGTCTTAGCATCCTGCCGGCGCGCGCCCTGAATATCTCCGCTTGGGTACTCGTCGAGAACGTAGACTACTCCGTCAGGTCCACGGGCAAGCAGATGACTAGCCGCGGCCGAGCCTGAATAGCCGTAATCGGTTCCCGTCCAGTGCGGCCACCAATACTCTGTTTTGAGTGAAGGAAGCGCGAACGTCATACGCGCGTAATCCCATATGTCGAAGTACTGCCCCTCGAATATCCGCCAGCAGCCATCAAGTAAAGCCTTCGCCACTGCCGGGCTCTGCATCTTTAGTCGGGCGATGTACCGCGATCCCAACAGATCGTGGTCTCGGACATAGCTTAAAATGTAGCTGAGCGACATGGCGTCGCCGGTCGGGTCAGTCAGCGGCACGCCGTCGTGCCACTTCGCATCCCATCGCAACTTGTTTTGTGGAGGAGCGTTCTGCGGCTCACAGTGTGGACAGACACCGTTAAAGAACATCTTTTGATGGTCTTTGTGCCCAATGTTTCCGGGGTTGGTTCCAAGCCTTACCCTGACTCTCAGTCCGGCGTCCGTGCTGCGGTTTCTGGTTACGAGATACCGAATCATGTCCATCGACCAATGCGTGCTCTCGTCGATGCCGATTGCTGACATGCCCGCGCCCTGGTATCTATGAATATCCTTTTCATGCTGGCAGTGGCGGAAATAGAACTCGAAGCCGGAGGGGAATTTCCACGTATGTGTGCCGCCGTTGTACGTTGCTCCCATTTGACTGAAGATGGAATGCGACTGGTCAATAGCGCCGTCTCCACCTTCCAGTTCGGCGTAGGTACGGCGAAAGAAGTATGATCGTGCCCGCGGGGATTTTCGCTCTTGGATTAGGTCGACGAGCAGCGTGGAAGTCTTAAGCGATCCTGCGGCGCCGCCGAGCAGTAGAATGTCCGCAGGGTTGTCGAGGGCGTTGCACTGGGACTGGGTAGCTGGATACCATTTCTTCCCTAAACGCGCGCATTCCTTGGCAAACTGAGCGCCTAACCAGCGGTGCGTCGGGTCTGGTAGAACCTCAACGTCACTCGGTTTCAGTGGGGTCGTTCCCATGCTTCTCCTCTAACTGTTTTTGCCATCCACGGTTTCTCTCTCGCAGCCATTCCGACTCGTAGACTTCATAGGAACTGCTCGTCGCTGACACGCCAACCTGATTACTGTTCTGGTTGATGACGGTGGTTCCAGACTTTCCAATGAGCCCAATGCGTTCGTAACCAACCTTAATAGCAGCTACCACGTCAGCCAGTCCGCGACGTTCGTGGTCTGGACTTTTGACGGCACGCATCAGATTCTCGTCGAGCAGGTTTTCGGTGACATAAACACACTTGACAGACGCATCCCATGCCAACTTGAGTTCGCGCGGCCATGAGTCATTGTTGCCCGCCTTTACCAGTTCGATAAGTTGTTTAACTATCGGCTTCTTGGCGAGTTCATATCCGTACTCCCGTCGCCATTCCATCGCTTCGGCAGCCTTGCCCAGACTCTTTAGGAAGAAGGTGTAGCAGGCGAAGGTGTGCCATTCTGGCGGACAGGTGGCGAGGGATGAGGCAGGTTTGCCCTTAAGGTTGGGCCGGAGATTCTGGAGGGAGACTTTATTTATTTTCTTTTTTGCCATGTTTGGCTCCGGCGCCTGCCGAGCGTACAATGTACAGCCGTGGTCAACCTGCTTGATCTCTCTCTGCGAATCCTGACTGTCGCTGCCCTGATCGCGTGGGGAATGTATCTAGTCCGAAGGAAGGGTTAGCCTATTCCTCAGCCTCAGTGACTTCTTTCCCTTCGCCTTTGTTGAACATCGCAGCTCGCTTCTTGGCCATCATCCGATTAAGGACTCGCGACTCTTCTTCGGTAATTCCCTTCGTCTGCGACAACTGAAAGAGCTGCGAGTAGACTTGCTTGTCGCTTTTCATAAACGCCAAGCCCTTAATCTTGTCTTCGATAGGGTTCGTCCTAGCCCGCATCCGTAACTTTTGCGCTTCCTTTCGGTTTATCTTCCCGTCGTCGATAGCCTTCTCAAGCGGGGCAGAGTCGCCGTTCCGCAGTGCCCCTAGGACGGAGTGCTTGAGGTCGATCTGTGCTCGCGTCTCGGGTGCCATTGGGCCACCGGGATTCGCAGCCTGCATCTCCGCAATCTTTTTTTCGAGCGGAGACTGACTGATCCACGCCGGTGCCGGGCTGAATCCGACTGCTCCCAAAACCGCTTTTGCTTTCGATTCACCGTACTGCTTCTCGCGTTGAAAATTGGAGATGCTGATAGGCGAACCAAGAACGTGCGCAGCGTCGTCATATCTTTGTTTCCACCACTTGTCTTCGGGGTTGTGAATCATGGCATGGCGGAAGTCCTCGTTGTTGACGACTTCGCTGATGCCGGAAATTAGATCAGATTCCTTGGAGCGCATGTAACTCCACGGGCCATGCCCCCAAAGAGACATCGCATCCTTCAATACAATCGCAGGCGCGACCACGCGCAATGGTTTGCCGTATGCGTCCACGCCGCCGATGCGCGCGGCGAACAGATCCCTTGCGTCCTTTGGCTTCTCGCGTGTCATCGAATACTGAAGCGCAGCGTTGGCTGCCATATAGACAAGCCCGAGTCCTAGAATCTTCGCGAACGCAGGGTCGATGCGCGGGATCGGTCCCGAGCTCGGTAGCGGTTCGGAGTCTCCACCTAAACGCTCGTTCCACCATCGGGCGGATTCCCACGCTTCTTGTGACTGGCCGATACCCGCATCCTTTACGAGTCGCACGTTGCCCGAGAACCAGGTGAAGGCGCGGAAGGCAAGTTGAATCGAACTCTTCAGTGTCCGGTCCCACCATCGGGCGTCCCAGTTCATGGCCCCGTATATATTCTCGGTTGTGTCCCACGTTTTGCGCGCTACCTCGCCGCGGCTCTTGATGCCGGAAGATATATCGGCGCCGCGATCCGTCAACTCAAAACTGTGATCCTTGAGAAACGTGGCCAACTTGATTCGCGGAATGTAGTACCCAAACAGGGGCCGCATAACCTGCTGGTTCAGCGCGATCGGCGTCTTCAGGAGTGCCGCGATGTAGTGATTCTCCGCTACAGCCTGCCGCAGTCCTTCGATCCCGTGGAGTCGTTCATCTTCGTGGAGAGACAATTTTGCGCCAGCGGAAAACAGGTCATCGACGAGTTGAGCAGCTTCAGGGTATCGCTTGATAAAATCCAGACCGCGTTGCGATCTCACGAACTCTTCAGGGTTTGTGACGTAGCGGACGACCGATGTTCCCAGCCGGTAATCCATGATGGGCGCGATGGGTGTCGTCGCAATGTCTTTTGCGCCTTCGACTAAGGCTGTAAGACTTGCGTTGCGCGCCGCGTAGTTTACGTGTTGCAGTCCGCGCCCAACTGCGTTCGCCCACGATGACACAGTGGTTGTAAGCGCGTGAAACGGGGAGAGCGATAAACGGAATGCGGTCAAGTTATTCTTGACCGACATCAGGCCGTTGCCGATAGTCGATTCCCTGATGTAGTCGTGGCTGAGCATGTTGCTCAATAGACGGTGCCAGTCCTCGCGAACTGCCCACTGTCCAGCCTGCACCATTCCCGCGTCTG